ATATAAATCAGCCATAGCACTAACAGTTCCGCTTGTGTCTGTCCCTATTTGTATGCCGTTAATATATAATACAAAATCATTATTTTTATAAGCAGCCGCAATTTTGACACGATTGCCTAATGTATAAAAATTATTTGATGTGCTTATATTGCATTGAACGGAACTTCCATCAAAAATCACATATCTAATTGCGCTAATTGACCCAAGAAAAACAATATATTGTTGCGCTTGATTAATATTACCTCCACTTGTAAAAATAGACAAAGGGATTGCTTCGCTAAATGTGTTATAATTATTTACAATACAATCAACAAACATAACCCCCTCCGTCTGCCCAATCAACGAACTAATGCCCGTCTTAAAACACGCATCCGCAACCCTTGTTGCACTTGCTGATGTGGTGGGGATGTAGGATGTGGGGTATGATGATTGCTCGGCTTGTGCGCCCCAAATATAAATGCCTTTACTGCCGTCACCCGCAAAAATAAAACTTGTACCATTTTCCGATAAAGCAATAATGCTGTAAATAGTACTCCAATTAGAAGTACCCGACGAAACTACACACCTATACCAACCATTGCCGACGCTTTGTATTGATGCGGTTAATGTGCTTGTATTTTGAGAAATAGTACCATTTGACAAATTAAAAAATGCCCCTTGACTTGCTGAGCCATTGTCATAACCTAAAAAAATGTAATTGTATTCGCCCGCCTTTGCATAAATACTTAATGTTGCGGGTGAAGTTGAAGTAATTGTATTATCAAAAACACTATGGTCGCTATTGTCTGTATTTGCAATTGCCTTATCCGCGTTCTGCGTTCCGTCTGGACTTGTAATTGCATTTGCAGTAATTGAAGTGCGCAATTTTGCCCAAGTTGATTGTGAAAAATCTTCCGAATTTCTTAAAACATTCGTACTTTGCTTTTCAAGGAGTAACGATGGACACCCGCCCCCGCCATTTTGATAAGTTAATCTTGGTACATTTAAGCGGTCGGTAGTGGGGAAGTAGGGTTTGGCGGTGCTTCCAACATTGATTTGAAATCCCCAAATGTATACAATCTCGCCACTCGTTGCACTTTCGGGTGCTTCGACTCCGACATTGACATTTCCGTTTATATTTGCGGTAATGGTTAATTGTTGCCATTCTCCCGTCATTACGGTAAAAACTGCAGAGCTACTAATACGAATAGAACAATTTTTGCCTATTGCCGTTCCCGTTGCTTTTACATAACAAGTTGCAGTATAAACTTGGTTTGTTCCATTAAAAGATTGGTAAATATATGGGTCGGAATCAGTTGCCTCAAATTTTGCGGCGGTTGTAGTTCCGTTAGGGGCGACTGCAAAATTATCGGTAAAAGTTCCGTTTTTTGGTGTATAAATTGCGTTTGTGAATTGCTCCGAATAGGTAGCCAAATTCCACGGGCAAACCTCCACCAACCCCGCACTATTTATTCGTGTTCCGTTGGATGCACGGGTGAAACTTAAATCGCCGCTTCCGTCGGACGGCACCACACTATAGACCGTGTCCTCTTTATACCCCGAAGGTATAACTACGAGACTCGCCTTATTTAATAAATCGCTCATTTTTTATAAGTTGTTAAGTTTTCGAAGTAAACAGCCGATGCCTTCGTAATAGCCACCGTCAGCATTAACGCGCGACTTATACAACTTAACCAGAGCCCAGCCCTGCCCTTTGTATGCCGTGCCTCGCGTGCCAAGTCCGAGGTTTTGACTTACTAGCATTTTAGTAACCGATTACAGAACCAGAACTAATAACGAAGCCAGTAATTTTATTACCCTTACCCGCTGGCAAATAAGCCCCCTGCTGGAAAGTAACGCCGCTCATTCCGCGGGCGCTCAATACATTGGTAGCCGTGCCGTTCTCTTGGGTTACGGTAAAAGAAGTAAATACAGTGTCCTCGGTGGGTACAACCGCGTCGTAACTAACTGAGGTAACTGTTGCAGCCGCGTGGTATTTAAAACCCTGCGAGCCTGCTATAATGTCTGCGCTTGCTTGTGCCATACCTCAAAAATAGCAACGCAATTGCGTAACATTTGCAACTAATTTACACGGTTGCAATAATGTACCATACAGCCCCGTCGCAGATAATTGTTTTGCTGCCGTAGTGGTTGCCTATTGTTGTGCTGCCTGCTCCGCTTATATTATAACCGTTGCCGCTAATTGTTACAACGTTGCCGTTATTTACTTTAATAAAGTAGTACTTTTTGCCTTTGCTATCTGGCGCAGGTGGTAAATTGATTGTTACGTTGCCATCGGTAGAATCGCAGAGTATTGTTTCGTAACCGTTCGTAATAGTATGCGTTCCTGCTGTGTAGGTAACTGGCGCGTTATGCTCTTGCAGGTGCCAAACCATTTGCTCATCGGCGTAATTGTACTGCACCATTACCTCGTAGCGAGTATTTTGTGTAGGCACTTCAACCGCGCCGCCGTTTGCCTCATTTACTAGGTGATCCAACACCAGAGCAGGCGTGCGCTGTACTGAATCATTTAAGCGGCCGATTTGTTCCTCGTGGTAATTCACGCGATCCTTTAACCCTGTGCCAACTTTAAGCCCTTCGCCGCTAGAGGTTAAACCTGTGTATACTGGAATCAAACCCAACCACTCGCCTGCCCACTGCTCAGAGCGTGCGCTGTATACTGCCCCATTAAACAGCCATTTATAAGTATCGAAATACAGGGATTTAATTGCTGTCAAAGTTCCAGCATCCACCCAAGTGCCTTGTATTGTTGGGACGAAATCCTTATACAACCCTGCAACACCTTGCCCAAGCATCTCGGTAGGTGATCCGTGGCTTGTGGAATCCCAACCACCATACCAATCGTCTGCAATTACCCACTGATTGCTGGAGTTGTAGGCCTCAATATTTCCTATCGCGTATTTGCTTGAGCTGTAGTAATATTTCGGCTCTAGAATTATTGGCGTAGAGTTTACAGCGTTTGCACTGTCTGGCGTGTAGGTTTCGGTTACGTTAAAAGTAAAATCTGGGTTTTGGTAAGGCGAAGCGTCCCCAAAAGCAACCTGAATACTGCCCCAAAATTCTTTGATTGTAGAATTGTAGCCGCTTGCATTTCCAAAAACATTATAAGTTGTTTTTGTAGCCGCTACCTGTGTAACTTCAACGTTTAAAGTTGTAAATCCTGCAGGCGCTGTGCTTACCTGCTTATCAAACACAAAACTAGTCCACGTTGTGCTCTGTAAATCCGTTTTAATTTTTTCGTATCTTGCGGGCACTACGGTGCCAGTTACCCAGTAAAAATTTGTATTGTCTAGGATTTTTTTGTTACCGCTGGAATCCGTAAGCCAAATTTTAATAGCTACAATACTCTCATCTTCTGGCCCTGTTGGCGAGGTTGTAAAAATAAAGCGCTGAAATTTGATAGCAAACCTAATACGCAGCGGAGCCTCATCTGGATTTGTTCCTGTGGGAATTTGCGTAAACGCTTTGTTTAAAAGCGCGTCGGTTTTGTTTTGATAAGTCCGATAAACTCCCGTCCCTAGCATCCGCTCCGTGTCAACTTGCACGTATTTTGCAGCCGCCTGATAACTCAGCGAAGGCTTCGCGATCCATTGCGGGCGTGCATCGGTTCCAAGTTGTACCGTATGCAAATAGGAGCCAGTCCCAATATATTGCAGAGTATAGGTAAACTGGCGATATGCCACAGTTGTATCTAAATACTCGGCCGCAGAAACTAGCCAATACTGCCCAGATTCCAACAAAAAACGAGCCTGTAAGATATCGCAAAGCTGCGCAAGTGCTGCCTTGCAATCCAGCATATTATTGTCGGCATATTGGAAAGCGTCGACGTCGGTAGCTTTAATATCTTTAAATTGGTCGTAATCGCTCACGAAAGTATTTAGGTCAACCTGTAGCAAGTCGATTCCCTTGCGCACTGCATCCGTTGAGTAAGGAGCCACGGCGTCGCGTAAATAGTCGGTATTTGTAGCGTTTACTACCCAGTAATCTTTGAGAGCTAGCACGTCCAAGCAACGCCTAAATAATTGCGCTACAGTTATTTTGCCATCCGTAAACCACGAGGCTTGCACTTTGTACCCGCTCAAAAGTTCCAAGCCATCCACAGCAGCAAGCGAAATAATCGGCTTGGCTTGTATTGCCTCGCGCAAAAAAGTCATCTGATCCGCGAGCACCCTGCCAACGTGCTGAAGTACGTCATCCTGATAAATTAAGACCGCCCAATATTGCTCAGTATTTGTGGCAATAGCTTTGAACTCACCCAAAATCGTATCGAGTGGAATCACCCAATAGCTTGTACTGCGCGAGGGGCGGATAGCATTTTCATAAAAAGTATCGCCTTCGCCCTCTCTCTCTATTTCGTAGCCAACGCCTCCAAGCGTCAACTCAATTGAACTATTAAGCCCCTGCAGCTTTTCCAATAGACACCCTGCGCCCTCCTGATATCCCCCTGCGGCTTTCACTCGGGCGGCGTAAAGCCTTGCCTGTATCTCTGGTGTGGTACCTGTTGGCCCGTCCCAAATTTCAACCCTGTGCAGTTTACCTGTAATAGAATAAAAAGAGCCGTAGTATTTGCGTGCCATATTGCGAATTTACCCCCTTTTGCTGTCTTTATTGTAACGCTCCAACACAATCGCCAAATCTCGGCCTGTAATTGTTGTACTTGCTACAAATCCGCTGCCGTCTGAGGTGTTAAGCATTCCCTGCAATTTATCCAGTGGCGCAATAACCTCGGGATTACTACGAGCGTTTGGATATTCCCCCATAAGTCCCAACGTCGGCCCTGAAACGATACCACCATCGGCGAAGGCTGTAACGTCTGGCCCCTCTTTTAAAGAGTTGCGCACGATGGCAGCACCCGCAATCAAAGCAATACCTGCAACCGCTGCCCCTGCAGGATTTGTAAGTATTAATTTTTGGAAAGCCTCAGAAGCTACAGCCGTAGCAATCAAAGCCTTACCGAGGGCGTCCATAAAGGCAGCAATTGCCCCTAGCATATTTTTACCGAAATTTTTGCCTGCGTCTTTTTCTCCTGTGGCAAGATCCCCGAGGAACTGGCCAAAAGATACAGCCGCTTGGGTTTGCAAAGTAGCAAAGGCTGCGTTTGCCTGTTGTAGCGCTATCTCTGTTTTGTCTGCCCAAGCCTGAGTGTCAACTGCTGCAGCATATTGCGCCGCCTTTTGCTTTTGGAAAGCCTCGCTAGAGCGGTCAGCCATCGCCTCAAAGTGAGGGGGCAATGCGTCAACAGTTGTGGCAATTACTTGCGCATCCTGTGCAATCTCGTCAGCGCCAAAAATATCCTCAGAAGTTAGAGGGCCAGCTTGTTTAAATTTCTGCTGCGAGGCGCTAATATCGTCAAGCGCTCGCTGCGTTTCTGTTTTGGCTTCAGTGATCGGATCCAGTGGGATAAATTGATTATCTCCGCTGCCCTTTGTTCTGCCTGTTTTGTCAATAGCCGCCTGCAGTTTTGCAATCTGTTTATCTAGGCTCTCAGCGTCTTTTGCGCCTTGCTTTAGTGAGGTGTTGTAATTCTTTTGCGAATCGTTTGCCTCGTTAACTTTTGGCGTAAGTAGTGCAACCTGATCACCCGCGTTTTTGATTGCGTTGGTATACAATTGCGTTGCGGCTGCAGCGTTTTGATTTATGTAAACCTCAGTACCTGCAGCGGCTGCGTTTGCAATCCGTGAGCCTAGCACGGTTTTCATTAACCCATTTTGGGACTTTTGCGCCTCGTTTATATCCTCAATTCTCTTGAGTTCTATCTCGGCAATCTTCGCAGCGGCTTTGTCAACTATAGCCTTTTGGATGCTTAAATTTATGCTATCTAGTACGCGATCGTTTAGCGTTTTTAACCCTGCGGCTGTTTTTATATTTAAGTCATCGACAGCAATCCCAGCGTCTTTAAGAGCCATAAGTGCGCCCTGTCTTTTCTCTTCGCTTTGAGTAGTGTCGTTAACGATATCGAGATAGGTTTGCAATTCAATAGCAGAACTACGAGCGTCCTGCGTTGCATCTCTTAACTCCTTGTTTACCTCGCCCTGAATCCTTGCAAATTTTTGTGCCTCAGTTTCAGCCGTTGCAATCGCCACACCTATAGCAGCAATCGCAGCAGCAGCTACTAGATAAGGGTTTGCTTTGATCCATTGCCCTACATCCTTAGCAGCGTTGGCCAAACCTCCGTACTCCTTTGACAAATCGCGCACCTGCATAGCAGCGGCCGAAAAGTTAAGAGCTGCGTTAGTTGCCATCAATGCCTTGCGCAGTTCCTCGTTATCGTCTGCCACGATAGCCATAATTGACGATACAGAACTGAATGAGGTAGCCAATCCGTTAAGGCTTGCACGAGTTGCCCCGTTTACTGTCTTTTGCTCTCTGGATGCCTTATTTGCGTCCGTGGTGGCTTTGGCTAGTTGTTTCTCCAGTTCTATCTCTTTGGCTAGCTCTGCATCCAGTACCTTTTTCTCGTTTACTAAATCCGCAATCCCCAACTTTTGCCCAGCAATGGCAGCCTTTACAGCGTCCATTTCTTTGCGCAGTGCTCTCTGGCCTTTGATATCGGCGGCAGACATTGCGGCGCTTTTATCGCGAAGGCTTTGGAGTTGCTTTTGATATTCTAGCGTGATTTGTTTCTGGTCGTTTATTGCTTGGCTTACCTCTTTAATTGCATCCCGTACCGACATATTACCCAACGCGCTAGCAATTGCCTCGCCTGCCTTTTGGCTTGCGTCTTGCATTCTCTGCGCGCCTTTTTCCACCGTCTGCGCGGCGTTGGCGATATTTTTATTTAAACCCGATACGTCTGCACCGAGCGCAATGTTTATACTACTGTGCGCTGCCATTATCTTGTGTAGTTAATTATAAAGTCCATCCCAATAGTTGACACCCCTGCAAATCCTGCGTTATCGTCTGCAAGGTGCACCTCGCCCTCGTATTCAATAACTTGCACGGGCACCCCGTTAAAAGTGGCGGGGGTTGTTACCTCCATAGCATTGCGCACCAAATCACCCACAGCAATCGCTGAGGCGTAGGTGGTGGCCACGATCATAACCTGCACCCTCGTAAAGTCCGAATGGCTTGGCCCGCTCTTTGTCATATTGCCCCGATTGCTTACAACTTGGTAAGCGATAGCAGGCAAGGCGCTAGTTTCTGGAATCCTTAGCGGATTAATTCGAGAGCCTACAACTGCAGTAAGTGCTGAGTTGCTGCTGAGGATATTATAAAGGGCTTTAACGGCTTTCACGCTTGAGGGGGTGGGGTTAGTTTGTTAAAAATGTGCTTATACTTTTCAATTGTTTCCTGCACGCTTTCGGCTTGCTGTTCCCACGGGAAGCGCATTAGCTTTTGCGGCGCGATTGGTTTCTTTAAGTGTGGCGCGATAATAGTGGCGGCAATCCATCGACTCACTTCCCACTGGTTTTGGTACTGTTGGGTTTGCGCTTTCCGCATTCCGTGCAATCTCAGGCGAAAGTAAAAAGGTGAGCAATTAGCAAAATCTGCCTCTAGCATCAGCATCTCGCCGTAACCTATTTGCTTAAGGCGGTCAAAGGTCAACGGCTCGGCCTTTCCGCCTGTTACTTTCCCTGCACTGGGGCCACGTCATCGGCAGGCTTGAAAAATTCCTCTACCGCTTTAGTAAATCCAATGATTGCAGGCTCCAACTCGTTAAAAGCTTTTACCTCATCGGCCAGATCGTCAATATTTGCAAAGGGGCACTTTTCGCCAATTTTGCGATATCCCCCCTGTATGCCAGCAAAAGCACAAGCCCTGCCAAATTTTAAGGAGTTACTCGCGGTTTTGGTGCTCATAACCTTGCCCAACTTTGCAAAATCGTCCACCTGCAAATCAGAAAAAACTTGCTCAATTGCCAACATCGAAAAATAAAGGGGATGGCTAGCACCCCCTATTTTGATTTGCTGCATATTATGGGGTTACAGTGCTAACAGTCAAAGCGCCAGTACCTTGCAAAGACGCTGTGAAAGTAGTTACGTCGTTGTTTGGTGCGCTTAAAGTCAAGTTAGAAAAGAAAGCCGAGCCGCTTAATTTGATATCGCCGCTGACATTTGAAGTCATTACAGCAGTGATAGAAGTTCCAGCTGCGAGGTCTGTGTAAATATCCTTCCAAGAGATTTGAGAAACGCCGCCATCCTCTTCAAACATACCGTCTATATTCATAGTCCAGCCGCCCTCTCCTACAATAAACTCCTTCCAGCCTGCGCTGTCTTTGTTTGTTACGTCGATCATATCCTTAGTTACGTCGAAGTCGTTAGAGGTCGCATTTGCGATTTTTGTTAAAGTACCGCTTACATCTTTGTAAATTGCGATAAGTGTTCCGTTTACTACGTTTGCAGTTGCCATTTTATATATTTTTTTTTATTTCACTGTGAAGCCTGCCTTGTGAGCTTTGTCTGCGATTATACGCACGAGATCCCGCTCAGTATTGGCAATAAATGTATCTTTATAAGAATTAAACGCCCTGCTCATTTGATTGTGTGCAGGCATTTTGCCACGATTTGCGCCGTTGTATTCGCGCTTTTGTGTCCCGTGCTCGTAAATATAGGCGTGATATCCTTTGTATCCACCATAAACACGCGCACCAATGAGACGAACCGCAGCAAATCTAAAGCGCGGATTTTTGTCGATAAAACCGATAGAGCGGGATAAATTACCCGTATCGTCTTGCACGTTGTTTTGCGCTAAACTTATAAACTCTTTGCTATTTTTTTCAATGACTCCCCCAACTACCTGCGTAGGCAAACCCAGCGACTTTATTCCGCTGATTGCTTGCTGTAACTGGGTGTTAAAGTTAGTCATTTTTGTAGCTGATTTCCGTATGCAATTTAATATACATCCGTCGTTCTAGGTCAGCAATTGCAATAATGTTGTATTTGTTAGAGTTCCAAACAACCCGATCCGATACTTTTATATTGCTGTCGTATCTGATTGTGAAATTGACGGTTTGCTTATTTTCGCGGCGGTCGGCGTTTACCTCTTCGCTACCTGTTTCCAATTCAACAACACGCGCCCACGGTGCAGCAATCTCCGCCCAAGTTTGGAGTTTCTCGCCTGTGTTGGTGTCTGTCGTTTCGGTGTAGCGCTGAATACTTACAGGCTCATCCATTAGCCCTGCGTTCATATAATTACAGGAATTTTGTAAGAGTCCAAAAGATAGTGAAACCCAAAATTTAGCGGGGTGTTGTTTACGCCCACAGTGATAGCCATACGATTATCGTAGTACTGCCCAATCAATAAAAGCGCCGCGTGCTTAACTGCAGCAGGGAAAATAGTATCTGGCGCAACGTTAGCCGTGCCCACTGGATTAAATCCCTCGCTTACTTCAACAATGTACTTTATTACGTCATCCGTTACGCTTGTGGGCGCGTCATTCATAAAGATATTTTTTGTAAAGTTGCTCATTGGGTCAGGTGAAACTATCCAATCGGCAGCGGCGAAGGTTTGGATCGTGTTATTATCGTCAACGTAGTAAACATTATTTACAGCCAATACGCGGCTATTCACGCGCAGATAATTGCCTGAGGGTATACTCAGCCCGTTTATTGGATTAATAAGCGCAGGAAAGCCTGTATAATAGTCAAATCCATAGCGAGCCGTTGCCTTACGCACCGAATAACCCAAATAACCAGCACAGGCCTCTAAAGCCATAGAGATAAGGCCAGAAATATAGGTATCGTCTGCGCTAGTAGTTACGCGAAGGTGCTGCTTTGCATCCGCTACACTAATATAGTCGGTTGCTGCATTTGCAAAAGCCGTGTATTGTCTAGCCTTAAACATTTTATTCCGCGTCGAGTTCGGTCTCTGGGTTTACTGTCTTGCCTTTTTTGCTTGGCTTGCTACTAGTAAGCGCTGGAATCTCAACCGCAACGCCTGCCTCAATTAAAAGCATCGCTTGCTTAGTTTCAATTATCACCTCTTCGCCTACGTTGTAACTTAGGTTAAAGCGTCCTGTTGGGTTTGCAGTAAATCTCACTTTCATAATGGCCCGAGGGCGGCGCAGTCAAGGCCACCCTCGGCACTCGGCACTTTTACGCCCCCGAGCGGGCAGATTATTAGGCTACGATGTCTTTGCAGACAGCGAAGGCTTTAGGCTGCAACAAATTCACATCCATATAAGAGTTAAGGATGACATTTGTCAAGCCAGCGGTTGCTCCACTAAATGGATCTACCACTAATTCCATTCCGCCCCAGTTCGCCACGGCCATCATATTGAAGGCCCCGTAAATCATAGCAGACAATGAGCTGCTAGATCCTTTGCTCAAGTTAGAAGGCACGAGGGTTGTAGTAGCCACTTGGTAGCCATTCAACTCAGTACCGCCAGAAGGCCAAATGAAGTTACCTTCAACACCAGACGCTTGGCGTGGGATGCTTTGCAAAGCACCTTTTACCAATGGGTTAGTCAAATAAGCGTATCCCATAGCGTTGCTATTTTCTACAGCCTTCATCAAGTTAACAACGTCAGCCCATACTGGAGCGATACCGTTAGCGTTGGTAGAGTTAGAAGTTGCACCACCTGCGTAAACTACGTTTACGTTAGCGTTTGCGATTATACCTGTTGGCTCGTTAGATCCGCCTCCTTTGATTGCAGCAGCTTCCAAAGATTGAGCCATTGCATTCAACAACCAGTTACGCACGTATCCGTCAATTGAGTTGCTAGATTGCAGCATCAACTGGTTAGAAACTTGGATGTAAGCAGCCAATCTCTTAGGAGAAAAAGTTACCTTGCTGAAGGTAGGGCTCTTTTCGGTAGCGGTACCGTTTTCAGTGTTCCAGCCTGCGCTAGGTACAGTTTGAGCAGTTGGTAAATCCAAGTTACCCACCAAACCAGACAAACGCTGTACGCCCAAACCAGCCAATACTGTGCGGGGTAACAAAACGTCAATAATTGAACCTACAGAGGTTTGGATGTTTACGCCACCCTGATCGCCAGAGGTTCCGCCTGTTGCGGTCATATCACGAGTAAATACTTCAGAAGGGATTTTGATAGAGTGAGCGCTTACGCTTACGCCTGAACGCTGAAACTCATTGCCACCAACTGCAGAAAATTCGCCCTCGATACCTTCACGACGGCCAGAAATAGCCATTTCCATCGCACGCTTGAAGCTGTAAGATTTAGCCATTTCTGACTTTTCCTTTTCCTCGCTACGGCTAGCAGAGTGGCCAGCGGCTTGAGATGCCAAGTTTTGCAATTTCTCCAAAGTTTCAACCTCAGCCTTAATCGCGCCCAAACGGGCCTCGATTTCGCTCAAGCGGTTGGTTTCGGTTTCAGCCATACTACGGGCTTCGCGCTCGATAGTAGTTTGCAAGGTAGACAATTCGCCTAGCAAACGTCCACGCTCTTCTTTCAATGCTTTAATTTTATTCATTTTTTTGGTTTTTGTTTTAAAGGTTTTCGTATCTCAATAAAGCCAATTTAATAACATCGGCAGAGGCTTGGCTTCTTTTGGCCTCTTCGATTTCGCGCTCCTGATCACGTAAGGCAACAATGCTGCGAGCGTCGGCCTCAGTGTCTGCGTAAGCGGGGTAAGTAACAGGGCTAACGTCGTACAAATCCTCAATTACTGTAATACTGCGCTTGCCCATAGAGCCGTATTTGCTAGATTCGCCCCACTTCTGCTCCTTAATTGTAAAAGCAAAAGAGCTCTGGGTGATATCTCCGCGCATAATTGAACGAACAACGCTCATATGTGTAGGGTTTTCGTAATCTGGAACCCAAGTATACTCAAGATTGCCGTCGGCATTTACAAAGACGTTGCAAGTATTGGCTTTAGTGCGCCCTAGGATAAGCTCGGCCTCGTGGTTAAATAGACAGCGGATGTCGTACTCTTTATTTAAAGCATTGTCAAACGCACCGCGCTCGATTACTTCCTCAAAATAGCCCAAATCCGTAACGCTATTAATTACGGCGGCAATGCCTCCAATCTCTTTAGGCATATTTTCGCCCTCTGAGCGGGCTATTACCGTACCTGTAAAAGTTCTGCGCTCTTGTTTCATTTTAAATATTCTCTTGGTTGTTAGTCCCCTCGGGATTGTTGTTTTTGTCTGCAGTTGCAAGCAATTGGTTAATTTTGGCGTCCATATAAGCATCAATTTTTGAGGCTGGCACCAGATTGCTTTCAATTAGGTACTCATCGCCACCCTCGAAAGCGTTGGCATCCTCAAAATCTCTGGCCTCGTTTCTGCTCAACCAGCCGCCTCTGATACCTTTATTGTAAAAGTCGGCGCGATCGTTTGCAGAAGCCCTAAGCAAAGAGTTAAAGTTGTACTTAAAATACATATCCACTTTATCCACTTCTGTCAACAATTTACGACGCTTTTCCTCTTCGATATTGATTGCGTAGCTCATCAGGGTACGGCTGTAAAAATCCTGATACTCCTGCTCTGTGCTTGTTTTTGTGGTTGTGTTTGCGCCGATCATTGATGCGGGTACCCCAAAAATACGGGCGATCTCTTCAACGTCGTACTTACGCGTCTCTAGATATTTCGCCTCGTCTGGGCTCAAACTTAAGCGCTCCATTTTTACGCCATTAGGCAGCACAGCACTGCGAGCCGCGCCATCTATTACGTCATCAAGCGACTGCTTTAGCGGCGCTGCCTGTTCTGGCTTTATCTGTCCCTCTGCAGTAAGCAAAAACTTAAGTACGCCGTTTTTGTATACTCCAGCATTGCCTGAAATCGCGGCTAAATCAATACCCAACGTCTCAGCGTGTAACACAATAGGCGAAACCCCTACTAGTGGATTGTCTAAACACATTCCTTTGTAATGCAGCATATTGGCTGCTGGAATCATTGGCGGAAATCCTTTAGCGTTTACCTTGTAAAATAATTGCCCATCGCTGAGCACTGGCGTAACGTAGTCGGGATTAATTGGGTGCAACTCTACAGGCAGATATCTGGCGTCGCGATTGATAAAAGCGTAAGCATTGCCCCTCAACACCAATGCGCCCACCATAAATATTTCAAAATCGTAGCGGGTTTGGTAGCTGTTGGGCTCGTTAAGGGCTACGGTTGCGTAATTATTCAATACAACCTCCTTGCCTCTTACTGTCTCTCTGTAAAGTTTCAAATGTAGGCCTGCTATACCGTCAGAAATAACTCTTACGCAAGCGTGTACTGAGGCAATAGATAGCGCAGTGCGCGGATTGATTGCTTGACCGCTCTGCGTTTGGTAGCCAAATACACTATTTAAGGAATTTATAAGCCATTCGGTAGGCGCGGCCAAATTGCTGCGCTTTTGTACACCGTTCAAGCCTAAAAGCCTTTTAATACTAAACTGCATAGGGCGAAAATAAAACTAGAATATCGTAACATTTACAACTATTAAGGGCGATTTTTTTCTAGCCACCGCGATAAAGTAGAGCGAAACACCTCATAATTTTTAAACTTATTACGCTCAAATACTGCAAAGTATCGAGCCTCGATTTTATCGTAGGCCTCGCGGTAGGTTGCGGAGGTCGGGAGCTCTTTGTAATACTCCTGCATAAAACACTCTGTAAAAGTTAGCCAAGCGTCTGATTTCATAACGGAACAAACCAAAAATCTGAATTTATATTTTTTGCGGCTTCCTGCATACAGGTGCCCAAAGCCATAACCAAAGATACAGGGCCGTCCACTTTATCCCCTGACTTGGCTTTGTCAATTTTAATATTACCCGCTGGATCTGTGCGCAGCATTATATTGCCCATTTGCCAACGCGTAACAGGATTCCCCCCGTGTCTGAGCCTACCCTCTTTTACAAGTCGCTCCAGTTCCATCGTGGGGGCAGACATTGAAACAAAGCCCTGTCCAAATTTAAACATTTCGAGCCCTTCGTTTTGCAATTCAATTACCAACTGGCTAGAGTTAAAGCGGTCGAAAGCAATCTCTTTAATATCGTGATCAATTGCCAGCTTACAAATCTGCGCTTTTATATAGGCGTAATCTGTTACATTGCCTTCCGTGGCTGTTATAAGGCCATCGGCTACCCATTGGCGTATCGATTGCCCTGCTGCGTCGTTTCTGCGCTTTACTGTCTCTTCTGGCAAATAGTACCACGTTTTTACCGCGCAGGTCTCTGGCCAATACAAAGTAAAAGCGCAAAAATCCCCAGAGGTTGCCAAATCGAGCCCGCCGTAACATTCGCCCACCATTGCGCCCTCATCGCTGCACTGCATCCAGTCGCTGTCATTTATCCAAGTTAGCGCCGTATCTGTCCAAACATTGAGCAGCTTCGTCTTAAATTCCACCTCTTTGCTCGCGTATTCCTTTGCCTCAGTGAGCGCTTGCT